ATCGTCCAACCGGACGCTTACTGATGACATCCCATCACCAACCTTTCATGCTTCCCCTCGAAAACAGTCTTGGTGAGTTTGACATTGAAAAGCCTATCCTGGCTGCATCCTCTGTATTGTTTTCGCTGACGCCAATACTGATCCTGCCCTCTGCAACTTTGGTCAGAAAAGCAATGGCTGCATTATAACGGGTAAGGTATGTTTTTTCCCTGTCGTTTTCATCCACTCCTTTTCTTGAGACCATGTTGTAAAGTGCAATATCTTTTGCAAACTTATTGATCACCTGCGGCGTCTTTGCAAACGGCACTTTGTACCGCTTGGCAAGATACCCGTCAATCTCTGCGTCTGCATCTGCAACCGCCTGTTCAGCGATTGGCATGATCTTTTCGATTTTCTCATCTTTATCCTCAATATACTCATTTCCGATAATGAAATTCATCATGTCCTCTTTGAGCATATCGAGTACTTCCTGTGCGGTACAATATGCCATTCAGATTACCTAGCCTTTCGAGCTTGTTGTTCCAGTGGAACCATATGCCATCTGCCAGAAACCATAACCTGCATTGGAACGTCCATCTGCGCCCCAGAGGAATTGATCTTTCATGAATACATTATCATCATTGTCATTCGTCTTGCTGGTAAGCTTAATAGGTTTTCTTTTCTGATAAATGATAGGTTTAAGTGCTTTCTGTGTTGCAAGCAGGAACCAGTAATCCGGCTGGTCTGCAAGTTCAGTCACAACCAGAAGCTCTGCTGTTCCTTTCAGAACATTTGTGGTTCCCTCAATCTGGTCGGCTTCCAGGATGAGTCTTCCCATCTTTTCATTCGCTGGCGAAACAACCAATAAATTTGGAACAATGTTAAGGCTCTTTCCCTGATCGCCCAAAAGTCCCATCATGGATGCACGTGCCTCAACATATGCATCTGTGGAGAGTTTTTCTGTTGTCATGTTGCTCACAGTCTGCTTTCCATCCTTTC